GACCTTCCAGCACAACTTCCGGAAACAGGTTCACCATGCGGCTGTCCGCAGCATTGACGCTGCGGGCCACATAGCTGGAGCCGAGGATCGGCGTTTTCATCAGTAGTTGCCGGCGTACACGTTAAACCGCTGGCGAGTAGCCACCAGCGAGTACGGCAGGCTCATGATGTCGTCCGGGTTGTTGATGCGCTTCAGGTTGCGCTTGGACGTCATGGCGATCCGCACAACCTGCGGCGGAGGCTGCACGCCAAACTCAGGCGCGATCTCCATCGCCAAGTTGTAGACAAACGCTCGCAGGTAGCCTGGCGGGAACGACAGCACCGTAGACAGTGTGGCCGGCTGCGTCAACTCCTCCACCGAGATGAAATGCCACTCCAGCAGCCGCGTGGGCACCGGGTAGATGTACATCTCGATGTCGGGGTACGTCATGTTGACCCACAGCACCTGCGGGTACGTTGACGTCACGGTCTTGACCGCAATGCCGTTGTATTGCTGCTGGTTGATCAGCTTGATGCCGAAACTGACGTTCGTGCTGGGGTCGCGGAAGTACGTCGCGTCGTCCAGCAGGATGGGCCGGTTGCCCACAAAGTCGCCCGTAGGCCCCAGCGTGCGGCTGATTGTGCTGGTAGGCCAACTGAAAACTTGATCCTGTGTCGAGAACACCGACAACCGTTCGGTGTTCCACGATTCAATCATTTGGTTCAGCGCCGTCAGCGAATCTTGCATGACGGCAGCAGAAGACGTCTCGCCCTCTGCTAAAACGCCCAGCAGACGCAGGGCGCGATTGATCTGGTCACCCGCGGTGGTGGACATGCTCGGGCTCCTTGCGACGGCGGCGGCCCAGCGTGTTCACGGGCGGCGCGGTGTCGGGTTCATCCTCGGTGCCGGGAGTATACCGCTCCCATCCGCTACGCTCATCGTAAACCGCTTCCATTTCCAGCGTGGCGATCTTGGCGCCATGAATGGGGTGACGCAGATAGATGTTGGGCATAGAGAAGACGGGGGCCGAAGCCCCCGTTTTGCTTACGAGGTCATGATGACCCAGTTGGTGCCGTCGCACACCAGCATGGCGTTGGCTCCCGCCGTCCCCGCGAGGATCGCGGTGCCAGCAGTAGCCGAGCTAATCGGCAGCACGTTGGACGACGCAGACACGACGGTCTGGGCAGCAATCGTCTTGATCCACACCACGCGGCCAGTGCTGGCCGAAGCAGTGGGGAACGTGACGGTGATGCTGCCCGCGCCGTTGCAGACGACGAAGTTCTCGTTGTCAGCCAGAGAGAACGAAGCCGTCTTGGTGACGGGCGCGTTCAGATCCAGTTGCGTGCCGTTCAGAACGCCCGTGACCGCGACCGAAGCGCCAGTGATGGCGCCCGTGACGGTCACGCTTTCGAACAGCGGGTCGGCGTAGGCAACGCCGATTGCTTTGGTATCAGGCATGATGCCTCCTTATCAAGCCACGCGGTACAGCGTCCAAGCACCGGCGGCGCTCTTGCGAGCAACCATGCTTGCGCCGGTCGTGACGGGGATCGTCATGGTCAGCGAACCCGAGACAGTCCAGCCGGTGCCCGCGGCGATGATCGCGGTAGCGGAAGACGTGCCGAGGTTGACCACACGGAAGGTGAACGTGGTGCCAATCCGGTCAGAATTGATCAGCACGTTTTCCAGGTCCGTGACCGTGGGCAGCGTGTAGGTCTGGGCCGCGGCGGTGACACCGCTGTTGGCCAAGATCAGACCGTTCAGCACTTGCGCGGGGGTCAGGGTTGCAGTAGCGGTAACCGCCACCGGATCTGCGGTCAGGTCAATGAACGGGTCGTTGACGTTGCCGTCACCAAGCTGGTAGCCACCAGCGCCATTAGGGAGAGCCATGATGAGTTCCTTTCAGATGAAGTTCAGAACGGGGGCGTTAGCCCCCGTTTCGGTTTAGCCCCAGAGACGGCAAGCCATCTGCGGACGGATCACGCCGTAGCCGTACAGCACGTCGATCCGGCAGGGCATCCGGTCGTTGTTGATGTCGTACTGACGCACGACACGCAGGCTGATGCCGTTGTGGTTGGCGCGGCTGGCCATGTCCACGCCTTGCGGCAGAAGCAGGTCGGCGGTGGCAAACGTGATGGCGTCCTTGTGGTAGACCAGGTTCTGCGGGTACTGCGTGGACGCAGCGCCGATGAACGTGACCGTTTGGCTGTTGGCCGGCAGAGAGCTGACGGTGGCCAGCGCTTGGTTGGCCGAGTACATCGGAGCAACCGTGACCGTTGCCGCGCCACCCGATGCAGTCACGCTTGCAAGCGCAACAAACTGGAACAGCGAGCCAGTGGACTCACGGGTCTGCGGGTTCACCGCAAAGCAGCCCGCCACGGTGAACACGTCGCCAGCAAGAACGGTGTTGGTGCTGCCCAAGCCGGTGAGCGAGATCGAAGTCGCGCCTTCGGTCGTCACTGCAGCCGCCGTCGTGCCGTTGGTGCGCGAGCCAGTCGTGAACTGCTTGATGGACTGGCTCATGTTGACTTCTTCGAAGCCCAGCACGCCCGTGCCCATCATGCCGTTCTTGAACTGCTTGCTGATGGTGTCGGTGGGGTTGAAGAGGCCCTTCATCCCCTCCACCAGGCCAGCGTTCGCAGCGGGGTTGACCGTTGCGTAGCGCGGCGACATCACAGCGGCGTTCTCGTTAAGCTTCTGCTGGGCCTGCAGCAGAACCAGCGAGGTGGCCGGCGTGGTGCCGGGCGTGCCGACAGAGTTGCCGATCTTGTTGAACGCGTTGGCCACGTCAGCGTCGATGCTGGCGGCAAGCTGGCTGATACGAGGCTTCAGCACACGATCCGCGAAATCGTCCAACTGCATCGTCAGTTCGGCGGACGTGAAATTCACGCCGATGTGCTTCTGCGAGGAAACGGTCAGGGTCGTGAACTGCTCGTTGTCGTCCTGCACTTGCAGAGCGGCGCCGTCAGTCACCAGAGCGCGGTCCGGCAGGCGGATGCGCAGCGTGGAGCCGATCTTGGCCCCTTCGACAGCGAAGCTGTCGTCGTACTGGCGGTTCACGTTGCGCGTGAGCACCAAGTTGTTTTCCAGAATCTCCAGGGCTTTCCTGGTGATCATGTCAATGGTCAGAATGCTATTGGCCACAGCGGGCTCCTTTCAAATTTAGCGATTTGCCTGAGCCTGCATCTTTCGCATCTGTCTTGCTCGTTCGGCTTCAATCCACTCCGACGTACTCATGTTCTTGATGGAACGCGGGTCAGTCGTGTCATACGACGGGTTGTTGCCGCTGCGTGCGGTGACGGGTGTGATCGGTGCTGGTGCAGACGTTGAACGTTTGACGGGCGGATTGTCGGCCAGTTTGGCCTCGATCTTCCCAATTTCCTTGGCTTGCAGGATGGGCGGTAAGCGAGCGATACGTTCCGTTTCCTTGACATTGGTGCCGAGGTAGTACGCTACTTCAGGGCCAACGTCAGATGCTCGGATGGTGTCAGCCATGACGGTCGTGATTGGCAGCTTGGGGTTGTAGGCGACTTGTTCAAAGTCGTCGTACTTTTCCCTGGCTTGCTCCTCACGGTCGTGATAAGCCTCCAGCAGTTCGGTGTGCTGCTTGTGCATCTCCCGCTGTGCCAGTAGCTGTTCGGCCTTCTGAACTGCCAACGCTTCCGCGTAGGCTTCAGTCGATTCAAACTGCTCTGCAGACGGTAGTTGCTTAGGCTGCTCAGCCACGGGCTGCTGTGCCCGTTGACGCTCCCACTTACGCTGCTCTCTATCAAGCCGTTTCCTGACGATGGCGTCCAACTCTTCTTGAGTAAACGTCTTCGTCTGTTGTTCGACTTCCGGCTCAGTTCCCTGCTGTTCAACAGGACTCGCTTCCGTAACTGCCGTGGGTTCCGGTGCGGCTGATGCGGTGTCGATCTCCGCTGCGACTTCTTGGCTCATGTGTGGGCCTCAAGAAAACCTGGTCATCGGGCCAGTACGGTTGATAGTACCACTTAAAAATCTGCGCGCCAAGCAGCGCGGATTACAGGTCGCCAGTGCCTGTAGACGGGAATTGGCGAGCATCGCCAGGCCAAATTATGCGGACAGCGCCGCCAGCGCCAGCAAAGGAAACGCTGCCTCCACCTACGCCCCCACCGCCGCCGCCATAAGCACCGCCAGCACCCGGTGAAGATCCCCCGGCACCGCTGCTACCACCACCGCCTCCAACGCCTGCTGAACCGACAGCGCCGCTGCTGCCTTGGCCTAAGATGCCAACGCCGCCACCGCCCCCACCTTGTCCATTGCCAGGGTCGGCTCCACCACCCCCGCCCCCGCCCCCAGAGCCAGCACTTCCGCCCGTATAAACAGAAGAACTTACAGATTCCCCCTCACCGCCTGAACCTGCGTAACCAGCCGCACCACCACCGCCTCCGGCTCCATTGGCGCTGACTGATGAGTATCCACCGGATCCTCCAGATTGATTGGAATCTCCCCCAGATGCCGTTCCTCCAGCACCACCAGTAGAAGTGCCGTTTGTATTTTCAGTGCCAGCATACTTTCCGCCGCCAGCCGTTGCTGTCCCAAAACCAGCGGTAAAAGTTGAGTCGCCTCCGTTTGTGCCTCCGGACCCTGAAAAAGTCCTCGCAGTTCCTCCGGCACCTACTACAACTGTGTAACTTGCTCCAGGCGTTACGGAGATGTTGTTTTTGTACGCAAGCGCGCCGCCACCGCCTCCACCTGCATCGGTACCCGTACAAGCGCCAGCGCCTCCGCCACCAACGCAAACAACGCTGACGCTGTAGACGCCCTGCGGGCAGGTCCATAAGTAAGTACCAGGCGATGTGTAAGCCTGCTGGCCAGGCTTAATACCAACAAACAGCCCAAAACCTTGAGCTGAAGCTGCGCCTTTAGTCCCAATTAGCGGCATTAGGTAAACCTTGTTTGTGAAGCAAACACCGTAAATGCAGCGGACCCAGTTTTTATGATTGAATATACGTAAGCATCTACACCAGACGCATTGCCTGCAGTAGGGGCTGCAAGTCCTTGCCATTTAGGTGTTACGGAAGCACCATCCACTTGCACTGCGTTGTTGTAGTACGCCGTTGCGCCCTGCGTCACGAGGAACGCCACCGTCACGCTCTGCCCCGTGCTCATCGCCGTATCTAAACTGGTGCCGCTACTGGCGCGAAAATTTACCGTCCAGTTGGCCGAAGCGTTGCTGGTGTAGTACAGCACCGATTGCGTAGTAACGTCGTAGTTGATTGTGCCCGTCGCAGCGGTAGCGGAAATGGTGGCAACTTCTGCTGCATCATTGAGTACCATTGCTAACGCGCTGGAAGAACCGCTGAATGTCTGTGTGGCGGTAAAAGTTGTGGCAGTGTTGGGAGCAAGAAAGTCTGTTCCCGCAATAGCCGCCGTAAAGGCTGACGTGCCATTGCCCTTGACCACGCCAGTCAGCGTAGTAGCCCCAGTGCCACCGTTGGCTACCGGCAGCGTGCCCGTGACGCTGGAAGCCAGCGAAATGTTGGACAACGTGTTGTCAGCACCGCTGATGGTTTTGTTCTTCAGCGTCTGAGCGACTTCGGCAGTGTAGATGTCAAATTGCCCCATCGTGATCTTCTTCGACCCGGCAGTGCCAGCGGAAGAGTCAACGATGTACAGCAGGTCCGCTGGGTCAACATCAACGCCGTTTAGTGACGGCAGGTCAGAGACTTTTTGGTCGGCCATGATTTACGCCCACATCCTGCTCGGCGTTGCCGGGAACACGCGGAAAGCCTCCAGCTCCGGGGCCTCGTCGGTGTGGCGCACATTGACATGCCAGCCGTCAATCGGAGCCATCTCATCCACCGCTTCGCCGCTCTCGTCCTCGGCAGGCAGCACGTTGCCCGTGGGCTTGTAGATCACGCCGATGACGTCAATGGCCGCGTAGCGGGGCGTCTTGACCGTCTCGACCACATCGTCTTGCACGTTGGTCTGCTCGGTGAACAGCGCCGCGTTGGCCTCGGCTTCGTCAGCGAATTTCAGGAAGTAATCGGTGTACATGGGCACCTCGTTAAATGGGTCGAAGGGGTCGTATGTCATGCCGTCAGGGCGATGAGCTCTGCGTTTGCCAAACGCCGAGGGTAATAACTGACTCGGCGGAGATAACCGTTGAGATATCGAGGCGAACCAGATCCATCGTCCCCCAACCACAATCGTGTCACCGTTGGTATGGTGGCGCTTGTGTCTGTCAACGCTGCTGCACCGTTTGCAGACATGGCTATATCATTTGCGGCATACGCCAGCGCCGTTTTGTTAACCGCACCCGCCGCAGTTCCTGGGATAAGCGTGGATTGGTTAACGCCGCCAGTGTTTAACAAAGCGCGCAAAGTTGTTTGGTATCTAGCACCGTCAATAAAATTACTTGTCGTCAAATCGTTAAATTGAGCAACAAATGATACTGACGTTGGCACAACACCTACTGCTTCCGCATAAATCGTGCCCGACGCGCTATTAAACCAAGGACTCAGCGTATTCACTGAAGCCACATCGGCTGCACGGGTCAGCGCGGTGGTGGTGGTGGGGATGTAGCTGGTGGGGAAGGCTCCGGCTTCCGTCTGAGCGCCCCAGAGGAACAGGCCCGATGTGCCGTTGCCTGTGTAGCTATTTGTTGTGCCGTTATATAAAGAATATACGGGAGGCGTTGTATTTGTTGGCGTAAACGGAACAGAAACCCTATACCAACCATTGTTCAGCAACGTAATTGCTGTTCCAACAGGGGCTCCAGACACTGATCCCGCGCCTGTCAATGTAACTACTATATTGAATCCCGCCCCCGTCAAACCCATACCAGAAATTTGAAACTGCGTTCTTTCTGCCGCCTTTGCAAATACTGTAAACGTGTATGCAACTCCTGCTGTGACCGCATTGGTAGAGGCAACTAGATGCAATCCTGTTGAAGTGTCCTCTACTAATTTATCTGCTGTTACTGCGCCAGTTGGTGCGGTAGTTGCGTTAGTTGAGATGCTTGAACCTGTCGTACCCCAACCAGTAGCGCTTGACAAATCCTCAGATTGCAACTGAATGTTCGCCCTACTCTCCTCAATCAGCAGCCCCCGAGCAGCCAGCGTCGAAGGGTTGAAGTCGAACCGGGCAGCGTCGTTTGACGCCGAGGTCAGCACACCAGCCGAGTTGAAGAACGTGGCCGTGCTGGCACGGGTGAAGGTAATCGCAGGGTTCAACACCCCCGTCAAAAAGTCAAAGTACAGCGTCGGAGAGCCCGCGCCGCCTGACTGCGTAACGCCGTAACCGGGCTGCCAAGACTCCTTGACCCGGTTGACGTAAGACGGAGATGTGAACGTCGAAATCATGCGTAATAGCTCACATTGATTGTGGCGCTTGCAGCTTGCTGAATGAACCGGATGTTCTTCAAGTTGCCGTCATAGCTCAAAGTCGTCAGCAGCGTCAGCGGCATACCGACACTGCTGGTCGGGTTGGTGCCGTCATCTCGCCACCGTACAGATTGCGATTCCGGCGTGATGACGGCCAAAGTAGCCCCATCAGGTACTGTTAACGCGGCTGCGGCTGACAGCGAAGTGATCTGCTGGTAGCCCAAGCAAACGGTGGTGGATTTCAGTCCCATGAGTCAACCTCAAAAGTTTGGTTTGGTCAAGACGCCCGCAAAGACTTGACTTGTGCCACAAAACGTGCCCACAGTCCAGCAATTTTGCGTGTGATCTTCTTGTGAAGCGGCCAAGACAACTCGTCTGGCACATCGTTGTAGACGTACATGGCGTCAGGCGTAGTAGGAGATGTTCAACTTGGCGCCAGGCGTTTGCTGGATGAACCGGATTCGGGATATGTCGCCGTCGTACTGCAGGGTCACGCCGGCTGCAAGAGGCATCCCCAACGATGCAGTAGGAACCCCACCGTCATCGCGCCACCGCACTGCGGCAACTTCGCTGGTAATCAACGCAAACGAAGGCCGGCAAGACAAGCCGTTAGCGTCTGTAGACGGCGCGTTCAGTGCTGTTGACGCCGCCAAAGAAGCGATCTGCTCGTAGCCGATACAAGATGTGATGGCTTTGAGGTTGATGGCCACTCAAAATCTCCCGCGTTCAGTGAACGAGCGCAATTCTACATACGGTTGCAGCGCAAGCTCCGGAGGCGTCGGGCCTTCATCTACCGGGGGAAAGAAGTACCCCGAGAAGAACGCTGCAGCGAAGTACGTCTTAGGAAACATCGTAGGTCACGCCCGTGCGGTTGCCGTTGGCGTCTACTGTGGCCGTGATCCGTACTGTAGTGCCATTCACACTCTTGATCAAAATCGGCCCGCTAGGCGAGCCCGCCAGTTCACCCGCCGCGGAGGCAGAAATCAGCTTTAGCAAGTCGCTGGCAGTGTACGTCCCGTCGATGACCTCCGTCCACGGGTTGGCCGCGCTGCCGGCGTCGTTGAGCTTCTCGCCCATGCTGCCGGGCGTGTTGTAGGCGCTGGCCAGGGCTTCCCACACCGCTGCGGACAGGCTCTGCGGACTGAGTTCTGTGAAGGGTGTGATGTCGCCCGACAGGTTGCCCGTGGCGCGTGGTGTGGCGCTGGCCGAGAACTGCACCAGCGCGGCGCCCACGGCGTCGACGATGGCACCCAGCGTGGCGTTGTCAACCGTGAACGAGAAGGACGTACTGCCCGATGCCGACAGAGCGCCGGCCAGGTTGGCCGCAAGGTTGAACGTGATCGACGTAGAGCCGACCGCCGAGACGATCAGTTGCCCGTCTGCCGGGTTGACAGTAATCGTGACCGTGGTGTCGCCACTGATGTTGCGCCCCGCGGCAAGGTTCAGCGTACCCGGCGTGACCGTCACCACCAGATTGGTGAACGACGACATCGCCCCCGGCTTGTACGGTAGCACCCACGACGATGGCGCGAGGTGCCCGGAGGGGATGCCCGCCAACTTGGACGGGATGCCCTCGCCCACGGACTGGTTGCGCAGATCCGTGCGGCCCCACATCGGGCGCAGCGTGCCCACCGCGCCACCTCGTTGGCGCAGCGGCATCTGAGCCAGCAATGTGGTGTTCTGCTTCAGCCCCACGCCATCTCCAGCGAGCCGTAGAAGTTGGTGCTCGCCGCCGTGGCCGCGCCAGCAAAGTAAAGCCATGTCAGACAGGCACCATCCATCACGCGAGGCAGTCTCATTCTC